ATGGGCAAGTCGGGCCAGCCCGACAATCAGGACACTGATCGTCCGAAGGGGTCAACCTAATGTCACGCCAATTTCAGGGCATGTTCAATACGATTTTCCATGCCCCAGTAGTAGTCGATCCTGCCAGCTTGGCTGACGGCGTAGGCGAATCTCGCACTGTAACATGTGCCGGCGCTGCTGTAGGCGACGTGGTACTGTTTGCGCCGGGTATCGACATCGCCGGCATCACGGTGACGGCTTACGTTTCGGCAGCCAACACAGTGACCTTCCGCATTCAGAACGAATCGGCCGGCTTGCTTGACATCGCCACTTCGTCATGGCACGTATCCGTGCTGCGTCCGACGTACTAACATGGCAGAGAAGCCTCGATACTACACCGGGACGCCAGGACTCAAGGGCGCGATCAAGGATCTCGTAGTGGAGTTTGCGAAGAAGACTTCGCCGAATCCGCTACGAGGCCGTGCGACTGCGATCAACGATGCCGTGGACTATGGCATGGGTAACGATCCGACGCACCGCCAAAGCACTGACCGGAACAACGGATACTAGGCCGTTTGCCTCCTGGAGAGGGGGAAGGCATGCAGCTTAGTATCAAGTTACATCCGGGCCAGGCGGCCATTTACAACTCGCCCGCACGCTTCAAGGTGTGCGCGGCGGGTCGCCGCTTCGGCAAGTCGCATCTCGCGGCCATCACGCTTAGCGTGGAGGCCCTGCGTGACGTGAACGTCGCAGGCTACCGCCTGACGGCTGAGCATGGCGTCTACTATGTAGCGCCTACGTTTGACCAAGCCAAGCGCATCATGTGGCCCAAGCTCAAGCAGCTTCTGGGCTACGAGGCGCAAGGCGGGTTCATCCGCAACGAGAACGTCAATGACGGGTGGATCGAGCTGATTAACAATCGGCGCATCTACATTCGCGGCGCGGACAATCCTGACTCTCTCCGCGGTATCGCCCTGTCCTACGTCGTGCTCGACGAGTACGCGGACATGAAGGCGAATGTCTGGCACGAGATCATCGAGCCGGCGCTGATGGACGTGGAAGGTACTGCCCTCTTCATCGGAACGCCGAAGGGTAAAAACCACTTCTACAAGCTGTTCATTGGCGCGCTGGAGAAGCCAGAGAGCGTCAAGACGGGCAGCAACGCCCACTGGCAGGACTGGGAAGCGTTCCACTTCAAGTCATCGGACAACCCGTTCCTGGCTGAGAAGGAACTGCGCCGCATGATGGAAGGGGACAACCGTCCGATGGACGTTGTTCGCCAGGAAATCGAGGCTAGCTTCATCAGCGGCGGAAGCCGTGTGTTGAAACCTGACAACTTTCCGATTGTTGTCAAGGGTCCTCCGCTTAGCGCAGGTGTTGCATACCTCGCGGTGGACTTGGCCGGCTTCAAGAAGCAGGAAGGCAACAAGATCCTGCGCACTGACGAGTCAGTGATTGCCGAAGTCATCCCTATGGAGGATGACTGGTACGTTATGAACATGGAGCACGGCCACTGGGACGTGCGAGAGACGGCCATGAAGATCGTCCTGGCTGCGCGCCGCTACCCGGTAGCGCGCCTGGGAGTAGAGGCCGGCGCTCTCAAGAACGCTGTAGGGCCTTACATGGAGGAGTACATGCGCGAGTTCTCGCGCTACGTGACCCCAGAAGCCCTGCTGCACGGCGGCACCAAAAAGACAGACCGAATCACCTGGGCGCTCCAGGGCCGCTCAGAACGCAACAAGATCAAGCTGGTGAAGGGAGACTGGAACGATTGGTTCCTGGCGCAGGTCGCCGACTTCCCGGACCCTCTGGCGCATGACGACGGGCTAGACGCCCTCGCCTATGTCGATCAGATGGCCACAGCCAACTACGCGAACAACGACGACATCAAAGAGTGGGAACCCCTAGACATGGATTCAGGATACTAAATGAGCACCCTTTCGCAGGGCAATAGCATCCTGGTGGATACCCCGGAGGATACTGCTGCCGCACAGCAGGCCTTCAAGCTTCCGGACTCCGAACTGACCTCATGGATCATTGACCGTGTGGATCGCTGGGAGTCGCACCGCAACCGCGGCTATGCAACCATCTGGGCGGAATACTGGCGCATGTGGCGCGGACAGTGGTCGGAAGCCGACCGCAACCGCCTATCAGAGCGCAGCAGGCTGATTGCTCCGGCTCTTTCACAGGCAATCGAGATGACTGTCTCGGAGCTTGAGGAGGCTATCTGGTCGAAGGAAGTCTGGTTCGACATCGCCGATGACATCGCCGACCAGGACAAGATGGACGCGCTCACAGCGCGCGACCTGCTGCTGGAAGACTTCGATGCTGTCAAGGCTGAGGACGCTCTAACAGAGGCGCTGCTGAACGCAGCCATCTTCGGAACTGGCGTCGTCAAGCTCAACACTTACGTGTCCAAGGCGCAGAAGCCGAAGCGCAACGACAAGGGAGCGCTTGAGGCCTACGGAGACGAACGTGTGTACGTCTGCGTGGAGTCTGTGCGTCCTGACGAGTTTATCCCTGACCCTGCTGGCCGTACCATCCAGGAGATGCTTGGCTGCGCGCACCGAGTGCAAAAGCCCCTGCATTCAGTGCTGGAGAAGATCGAGCAAGGAGTCTACCTGAAGAGCGCTCTACCGCGCCTAGGTAGCCAACAGATGATGGGCAACTCGGACGTTGACTACAACGATCCGCAGAGTTCTCAGCAGCCTTCCGACTCGGACCAGGTGACCATCACTGAGTACCACGGCAAGGTGCCTCTTGCGATGCTGGCTGCTCTGGGCAAGGAGAATACTCCGCTAGATGACGCGCTGGTGCGCGAAGAGCTGGACGAAGGGGACGGAGCGCTGATCGAAGCGATCGTAACCATCGCCAACGGTAGCGTGCTACTGCGAGCCATCGCCAACCCATTCACGATGACGGATCGCTCCATCATCGCCTTCCAGCACGAAAAGGTGCCTGGCCGCTTCTGGGGCCGCGGCGTATCCGAGAAGGGGTACAACCCGCAGAAGGCGCTGGATGCTGAAGTCCGTGCGCGTATTGACGCCTTGGGCTTCATCTCTGCTCCGATGATCGCTATCGACTCTGGCCGCGTACCGCGCGGCTTCAAGATGGAGATCAAGCCGGGCAAGGTGTGGCTGACACAGGGACCTCCTGGCGAAGTAATCCAGCCGATCAAGATCGGCGAGATCAACGCCGCTACATTCAACCAGGCCTCCGAGATGGAGCGCATGGTGCAGATGGGTACTGGGTCCTTCGACACCGCCTCGTCTCTCAAGAGCCAGTCTGCCAGCGGTGCCAATTCGCTGTCGTCTAACAGCATGATGATGGGTGCCTTTGTGAAGCGCGCTAAGCGTGCAATTCGCAATGTGGACCGCAACTTGCTGCAGCCGGTCATTGAGAAGGCGCTATGGCGCTACATGCAGTTCGATCCTCGCCGCTACCCGCAGGACTACAAGTTCGGCGTTAAGGCGACGATGGGCATTGTTGCCCGCGAAGTGGAAGCCATGCAGATGACTCAGCTCATCGGCATGATCCCTGAGCAGTTTGGCAGCGTGTCGATGACTCTTGTGCAGGGGATCATCGAACATTCGACTATCCCGAACAAGGCACAGATCCTGCAGCAGGTCAACCAGGCTCTGCAGCCGCCTTCTCCTGAAGAGCAGAAGAAGCAGCAGGATCTCAAGGACCTGCAGTACGAAGCTGTCAAGGCCCAGGCACAGGGTGAGCTGCTGAAGAATCAGAAGACGATTGCGGAGATCCGCAAGCTGCTTGCTGAGGCTCATGCCGCTGCCAAGAAGGGTGATATCGAAGACGATCGCCTAATCCAGGAACAGCAGCGCATTGCGCTGATGGACAAGGAGATCGACGCCTTCACCGATCAAAACCGTATTGCGATGATGCGCGTAGCGCTTCAGGACAAGGCGCTGGACCTTAAGGCCCAGCAAATGAACCAACAGGCTGCTTCCAAGTAGCCGCATGAACTAGGAGAGGACTTCATGGACGCGGATCAAATTCAACGACTATCCCCTGAACAGCGGGGACTTTACAAGCAGCTTGAGGATGTATTTGGCATGCCAGGCTGGAAGATCATTGTACAGTGGGCAGCCCAGAACATGCAGGACCAGCACAACCGTGCGGCTCTAGCGACATCCTGGGATGCCAATCGCCTCAACGTCGGCGCTGCCGCGGCCTTTGGCCGCATGGTAGCACTGCGAGATGCGATGGAAACTGAGTACGCTGCCCTGGCTGAGCAGGCCAAGGAAGCGTCTGATGTGGAAGCCGAATCGCTATTCGAGTAAGGACCATGTCCAAACTCATGCTTTTTGACTTCCTCTGCTCGACTCACGGGCTATTTGAGGACCTGGTAAACCCTGCGATTCGCACGGCTCCATGTCCCAAGTGTGGCCGTAACGCGAGTCGCGAGATCTCTGCGGTGCGTATTGACAAGCTAGGTATGGCGATGTCGGACAGTGCAAGTCCCGAATCCGTATCTTACTTCAAGAGAGTGCACGCGCAGCGGAAGGCAATCGAAGCGCGCAACGAGGCAAACCATGACGATTATGGTAAGCCCGCTGGCTGCGACTAGACCTCCACCCCTAACAATCGAAATCCCATTCCGGGACGATAAGGAGAAGACGACATGGTATCTTTGGTAGACACGACGGAAGGTATTGCAGCTGACTTGGGAAAGATCGAAGCCGATCTGAAGCAGGCAGTGGCTCATACGCAAGATGGCGGCTCTAACGAGCAGCCCGACTCAGGCAAGGCAGGCAAGCCCGAATGGTGTCCAGA